TCGCCTATCATTATTCGCATATCATTAGATGCCACCTCTGTCATAAGTTCTCCTGAGGTATCATATTGTCCATGCTCAACATTATCTTCAAGATAGTGCATTCGCTCCATCTCTTTATACTTCACATATAAATGCTTCTTTTCTTTTTGTATTCTACGAATAAAAGCATAGTAAATTATCTGTGTAAAATATGCAAAAGGATTTTGTGATTTATCTGGATTAAAATTATGCACATACTGTAAACAATTTTCTATGCCGTCAGATATCATATCATCTTTAAAAACATAGTTGATGAAGTTTGGTCTATAAGATAATCGTTGTGCAATTAGAAGAAAACACTCACCAATATAATCAGGTAGTGGTGGTTTCTCTTCACCATTTTTTTCTGCAAGTTCAATTTCAGTCCTGTAATTAATCAGGGCTTCTAAAAAATCTGCATTGTTTACGTAGTGCTTTGTTTTAGCCATTAGTGACTCCTTTCATTGTCGTATAGTATAACATATTATATGAAAAAGTCAAGGGCTTGACAAATGCTTGACAATGTGTTATTATAGGTATGTCCCGTTTGAGATAACTAATTTATAAGTACATCAGGTATATTAGTGTCTTCAAATTCTATTACGTCTTCTAATTTTGTATGATGTTCTAATCCTTTTATATACATTTCTTTATACTCATCATTTAGATTTGCCATTGTAATTACTGATTTTGCTTGTAATGGCACTTCTTCATCATCAGAGAACGGTATCCACGGCATGAACCCAAAGTGTACGTGATTTTCGTCTTCTTTCATAGAAAGTTTCAGAGGTCTTTTTAATTTAAAGAACCCTGTCTTTTCTTTTGAAATTAAAATTTCAGCAAATATGTGATCTCCATTTGTAAGATGAATATATTTATACGTGGACATATCACTCTCCGATTGGTATTGTAAGAATTTTGTACTCAAATTGTTCTTCATTGTATATTTTAATACGTTCAATGAAATGGTTAAGAGTGTAGTTTTTATGAGACTTGTAAGATAGATCATCGGCAACATCATATAATACCGCAACATCTTTCTGTTCATTCTTTCTCAATCCTCGTCCTATGCTTTGCAGATTTCTTATACGAGATTTAGATGGGGAAGCAAAAATGACATTATGAAGATTAGTGATATTGATGCCAGTAGAAAAAGTGCCGTAACTCGCAACGATGATGGCATTTGACTCGGACTCAACGATTCCTCTGATTTGCTCTCGGTCGTTTGTGTCGGTTCCTCCATAGACGAAAAAGACTGGTCGTTCATTTGTTTTATCCTTTATCAAATCATATAAAATTCTACCGTGTCTCTCAACCAGTTGAAATAATATCAACGTATTAGTATTTAGACTGAGTGCTAGATTGCGTATGAAGTTATTTCTTTTCTCGTTTGATACAAGAAAATCTATTTCTTCTTGATAGTTTGCACCTTTGAGTGCTTTACATATCTCATCTGAATATTGCAAGACCAATGCTTTAATCTCAAACTGTGATAGTGTCTTGTTGTCAATCAATTTCTTTGTTGTTGTGACTTTATAAACAGGTCCAAACAATCCTTCCAATGCAAGACGGTGTGTTTGTGTGCCGTCAAGTGTTCCAGTTGTGCCAAAACGATATCTGGTATTGACTGTCTTCTCCATAATTGCAGTCAGAGATTTTGCCTTAAACTGATGTGCTTCATCACCTATAATTACATCAAAGTCTGAAAAATAATTGAGTGGCATTTTGTAGAGTGATTGCCAAGTTGATATGAATATAGGTTTGTCTGATACTTTGTCATGACCAGAATAAATCATGTGTGTATTCTCTGCGACCTGCCAACGATCTTTCTTTGCATAGTCTGCAAAATCTGAATTCATCTGTGCCACGAGAGATGTAGTAGGTACTATAACAATTGCTTTGAAATTTGTCAATCTCATTTGATAGTGTCGTAGCAACAAATATATGATAAGTGATTTGCCAGATGCGGTCGGTGAGAGTAGCAATGCACGTTCATTATTGATTGAGTGTAGAAACGCATCCTTCTGATAATCTCGTGGTTCTATTTCAAGATTGAGAGAACGAACAAGTCTTTCATAATCGTTCTCATTATAACCATTTACATTTTTTGGGTTTGTTTTGTAGTCTATTTTATATTCACGTTCCGAAGCAAACTTCTCAACATAATCTACGAGACCACTGTATAGATATTTGTTTTGTAGATTATAGAGTCGTATTTTACCATCCCATATCTTGTTCCGATATGATGGCATGAAACGATATCCTGGAACAAAGAATGTAAAAAAATCACTCAATTCTCTTGCGAGTCCAGGTTCGGCTTGCACCGTCATGAACACTTCATTCTTTTTGTCTATAAGCAAAGTATCATGTTCGTACAACATCTAATTCTTGTCTCAACTTATTTACATCAAGAGGTTCATACTCTTCGTCATTTTCATATTTCTTTAGTTGTTTTTCATCTGCTAAAAAACTTTGAACAAAACCACACTCGCTTTTTACTGGTATTTCGTGTTTCATCAATTTAATACTATATGATTTAAGAGAAGTTTCTAATGTCAGTAATAACTCATTAAATACGCAAGGATAAGAAGTTATTTGATATTGTTGTTTCAATATTGGTTGCCAATAATTATGTAGAGATGCCCATTCTTCTATATTATTATATTTTGTCAAAAAAGACTCTACGAATGAAGATTTCATATTAACTGAAAATAAATTAGAATTTAATAAGTGCTTCTCTTGTTTATTTAATTCTACTGACACAGGATAAGAAACCACATCGTAATCCAAAACATACGGTCTCATGTCTTCAAATAATTTATTACTATACGAATTTTCTATATCATGAACCATATGATAACAAACATCATAACCAAAATTTTTTGCAATTGATGTTCCTAAATTCCATAACAAATAATGTGCCAATGCATTAGACGGTAGAACATTATAATTTATAAAACTTTTCACGTTTTTTTGATTGTCACATATGTAATCAAATTCTTTAGGTGTATTTAATCCTGTTATCGGATTGTTTTTGTCTATCAAAACAAATCTACAGTAATCATGCAATTTTTTTGTTGTCCAGGGGTAATGAGACACCCACATTAAATCAACATTCAATTCTTTCAGTTTTGACAAGACATTTAAAACTTTTTGTTGTTGAGATTTGACAGAAGGATGTCCAGAAAGACATATCAATTCTCTCACTTTTTCTCCAATACCGAAATCCATTTCTTACAAATAGCATCTGGATCAAATTGTTTTAGATTTATTTTTGTCTGTTTTGTCTCAATATCCTCTAACCAATTTTGAATATCCTTGAGATTGTGGTGTCTTCTGATGATAAAATTATTTTTGTCTGTCAATATCTCTTCACCAGCATCACCTTCCATTGTGATAACAGGAACACCTAACTTATTTGCTTCCAGATAAACTAGACCAAATGTCTCTGGAGGCATTGTTGGTCTAAAAAGACAGGCGGCATTTTTAAGCATTTGCATACCTTTTGAATACTCAAGTTCTCCTAGCCAACGAACAGGATAGTTATTTACATTTAAATCTTTAATACATCTTTCAAATACTTCAAGATCTTTTTTTACTCTTTGAGGTGGACAACATACATAAAATTCTCTGTTTAAACCTCTCTCATATAGTGCAATATACGTGAGTAATGCTTCTCTAAATCCTTTTCCAAAAGCACTACTCCAAAGTAAATATTTTTCTCTTTTTTCAGCAGGTATTTCTTTAAACCCTGTCGGAACCATGTAAGGGATTACACGATCATGTGTTGTCTTTTCAGACGATACATAAACATTATTGTAAACATATCTTTGAATAGCCTTTGAATTAAAAATTTTAGGCATTTCGTTTCTTGTATGCATCCAATTATGAAACCAAAGATATGATTGCTCTGCACTATTCATCTCAATAGGTGAAAGAGGTGCTATTTGAGGATTATTTAACTCGTAACCATAATGCATATTTCCTACATATACAAATTGATTACAAAATAATCTAACCTTTGAATAGTCATAATGATGTCTATACATGTTTAAATGCTTTACACCTTGAACTATTCTGTCTGTACCTTTTGCATGAGAATGTAAAATAGCAACGTCAACTCCTCTATCGGCTAATTCAGTAGCAACTGTAAGAATCTGTCTTTCTGTGCCTCCAGGTGTCATACCTTCTTCGGCATACATAGTTAAATTTGTTTGTATCAATAAATCGTACATTATGACCCCATTGTAAAGCGTTTCCACTCAATTGCATTTTTGATCTGAAACCCTCGTGTATTCAACGTCTTAACTATAGATTCCAGATATTCTATTTTTTCTTTCTGATAAGAAATTTTTTCTGTCAATTCAAGAATATCTTTATCAGATTCTATGAACATTTCTAAATCACTTCGGTTCTTTTTTATATCAAGTTCAAATACATGCCATTCTAAATTTTCTAATGTTTCTTGATCAAGTTTTCCTGTATAATATAACCACTTCAGTCTGCGTAACTCTTTCTGCTTTGAATACATTCGCACGAGTTTGAGTTTTTCATCTGAAAATATTCTGTAATATTTGTGATGTAATTCAGGAATTTTGAGAGATTCATTATCTAATTCTGTATCATCAATTTGACTGTCACTGGACCATGATTCTTGTATTTCTTCTAATTTCATTCAACCTCATAATTATCGTTCTCCAATCAATCTTTCTACTGTATATGTAGTATAGGCAAAAGTAGCATCTGCGGTCACGTAATCAATATCACCTACAGATGAATCCATTTGAACACCACTTAAAGTCAATGGAAATGCATCTTTAAAACTCACTCTATGTTGTCCATTTTTGTTACTTGTTAAAATCATCAACGTAGCATCTGAAAATCTTAGATCTGATTTTGTAAGACTTTGATCAAAAGTATCAGGAAAACCAAGCCCTTTAAGCCAGTTGTACATTTCAAGCCAATTTTCAAGTTCTTCATCTACAATAAATCTCAACTGCAATTCTTCAAATTGCACCTTATCACCAGGCGTAGGAATATCTCTAAGAGGATTTACTTGTATTGCTTCCCCAAGAGTGAGACCAGGAAGATTTGCTGACTGACAAAAAAAGTTTACATTGGGAAGTTTAAGAATGTTAAATCTAAAACTTACTGGTGAGAAGTAATTAAAGTTTTCTGGTTGATTTGTAGATATTGACATAGTTCTTCATATGAAATGTTTTGAATTTCTTCAAGTTCAGGACCTTCGTCTATCACTCTTCTAATATTTATGTCAGGATATAAATCAAGTAAATAATTGAAGAGAAAAATCCATTTATCCTCATTAAAATGAGGCACTTCATTCGTGTGATACCCATTTGTACCATCGTATATATTGTTTCTTTTCCCAAATATATCAAAACCTATCATAAATATTTCTTCGTCAGAATGCAATTCACATGCTAAACGAATAGCGTTAAAACCCATGTTGATAGGATGTATGTCTTGAACGAATGGTGTTTTTTGAATTTTATGTTTTTTAGGTAACCAAGTAACGTATTTATGACAACCTCCTATTGGTACATATGTTGAAGATTGTGTGTGCATCAAAAAATGATCACTATTTTTTTTCTCATTCTCAATAAAATCCTCTGCACCATAAGCCTCTGGAACAACATTCATATAAAAATATTCTTGAATGGGGCTGAATTCTGGTAAAAATAATTGATTATTAACTGTATAATCAGATGAACATATTTCATGTAATAATGAGGAATCATGTGTAATGAGATAAGTAGGAGCAAAATCTCTATATAAAGCATTACATCCGACAGTTTTTCCATGATCAGATAATACGTTAAGATTTACGTCTTTTCTTGAATTACCATTACCAATTACAAATATCATTTTTCTTTCTCAAAAATTATTTGAAGTCGTTGACCTTTTCCATAATCATAAACAGAACTTGTATAAACTTGTTTTTGATTGTGTTTAAAAATTTTTTCATTCCACCATTCTTTAGGTTTTAATGTACAATGGGCATTTTCACCATTGGGTAAGACAGTAATAGCGGGATACATTGCTATATTTAGATAGACAAACTTTTGTGCCATCTTAAAAATTTCTTTTAATACATCGTCTACTTCACGTTCAGGTACATGTTCTAATACATCAGTTGATATAACTCCATCAAATTCATTACCAGGCAGATTCATAAATTGAGGAACTGCAGGATCATAGAGACCAACTTTTTCAACATTCCAATCCGCATGAATGTTATTTTCAATATATTCTGTTGCTTTACCGCATCCATAATCTAAAACAGTTTTTGATTTTGTATTTTGAATAATTTGTTTGATTGCACTTGCATGAGGTCTTAAAGAGTCACCAACAAAATGACCAGAAGCATGATGTTGTTTATACAATTCAATTTTTGATTTCATAAAAAATCCATAAAAAAAGGGGAAGAGTTTTTACGCCCTTCCCCTTATTTATACCATCAATTGTAAACGGTATTACATGAGGTTGTTGACACGAACCATTCTGTAATATACATTCTTATGACGATTACCAGCAGTGGCAAGAGTCTGATTTTGAATGTCATAATCTGCCGTTGACGAGGATTCGCCTGTACCTTCAGCAAATGGATTTCTAACAAGACCGTAACGAGTCTTAAATCCGATTTTTGGCTGAAATGTTGTCT